CTCTGAAAGAAACTGAATGGGGAATGGAATACAGTGCTCCAGACACTAGCGTGACATTTGTCGCAAAAGATAGCCAAGGTCTGGAAGACACCACTGATAATAGTGCCCAGAAAAGATTCATGGAACCCTTTGCTGAAGGAACAGCAGTAGCCTCACGCTCGGAAGAATCCATATCAGACTGCCTCGAGAAGCGGATAATAGCGCCCCAAACAAGTGCGTCAGAGAAATTACACGCCAGCAAAATAGACATCAAATTGGTCAAAGTGTTCGCCCGTATGCTACTAGGTGGACATCAACTTCACCCGTATGATGAGACAGAAGTGTTGGATAGGATGTCCCGTCCATCACAGACTGCAGACGCCGTAGATTCGTCATACATGTTCCCCTTCGAGGACAGACGCCCTTGCATGTTTCCGAAAGCTGAGCCCCTCTCGAAAAATCAGAGACCCATCATCACGAAAGGAGGGCCCTTAAAGTGGAGATTCGCCGCCTACGTTTACCCAATGACCGACATACTTAAGCGCCAACCCTGGTATGCCTTCGGGAAGCCACCATCTGCTGTAGCCCAACGAGTGGCCCAAGTCTGCCAAACCCTTATGGCTTCAGACACCCCGCACGTGGTCATGACCGATTTTAGTCGCTTTGACGGACACGTCAACCCTTATGCTCGAGCCGTCGTGGGTTACATATATGAGGAAGCCTACTCGCATGATGCTAAATACTCCGCCGACATCAAGGAACTTTTACAGGCCTGTTACTGCCAAACAACAGATGTTACTTCTTTCAATGACCTACAACCCATAATGAAAAGAGAGAAAGGCTATGAACAGGCCTCTGGTGACCAAAACACTTCTAACCTCGGAACTATAGTGAACGCCTTCATATCATTTTGTGCCCTCATGGAATATTATGATGATGCAGAACGCGCATGGCATCAGTTAGGGATCTATGGTGGTGATGACGGACTTGTCGCACACCCCCAACCACATTACCTCGTTGAAGCCGCTACAAATATGGGCTTCAAACTAGAGGAGGCTGTGGCCGTCCCGTTCCCTTCCAAACCAGACGGTTCCGATTATGTTAAATTTTTAGCTAGAATCTACACTCCCGATGTCTTCTATGGGGAAGTGAATAGCATGTGTGACATAAGACGGACACTCGGCAAGTTCCACCTCACCGACAATTACAC